ATGTTACTGCAACTGAAAAGAATTTTCAAAGGAGCGACTTATACAATCGGGCGTTTATACATTGACGGAAAATATTTCTGCGATACTCTGGAAGACCAGGTGAGAGAACTTCCGGCATACTGTCCGAACACGCCTAAAGGATTGAATTGCGAATGCCCGGAAAAGGTTTATTCAAAGACCGCTATCCCATCAGGAGAATACAAGGTTACGATGGAATACTCACCCAGATTCAAACGTGTCTTACCAAGACTGCATGATGTGCCGCATTTTATTGGAATCCTAATACATCCCGGAAACACCGCTACCGATAGCGCAGGGTGCATTCTTGTTGGGAAAAACAAGATAAAAGGCAAGGTGCTGGAATCAAGAGCCACTTCGGATGCCTTGAATGAGATTTTAAAGAAAGAGCGAGAAATTAAAATTCATGTTTCATAAGAACACTTCCGAAACAGCATCCAGCCCTAAAAAGTTGGGTGCTGTTTCCATATAAGACCAGACTATGAGAAAGATAATTCTAAACAACATACTTATAATCATGGCGGTTTCTGTCATTACGATTGCCGCTACAAATATCTAAACATGGGAATTTATGCAAAACTGAGACCACCCCAGAACATTAAAATTGACTTCAGACCGTCAGAAAGGCAATATGAACTATGGAAATTGCTTCAACCGGATTATTGCCCCAAATGTGGCGGTCACATAACACAGAAACTCATCGGATACGATGTAAAAAAGAATCCACAATACAAGCCTGTTTGTGAGTCATGTGGAAACACAAATCTGCCACAAATAATATTAGGTGGTGGAGCAGCAGGTGGTGGAAAATCGTTTTTGGGAGCCTGTTGGCTCATTATTTCCTGCATGAGATTTGAGAACATCCGTGCGGTCGTGGCACGTAAGACAATCAAGTCTTTGAAGGAATCTACTTGGAATACGATCAAGACGGTTCTAAAAAACTGGGGATTAAAAGAAGAAGTGAACTACAGAATCAATAATCTGGAAGGTACGCTTACCTTTTGGAACGACTCTGTCATTATCATGAAGGAAATGGTCGATCTGCCTTCTGACCCGAACTTCGAGCGATTCGGTTCTTCCGAATATACGATTGCCATGATCGACGAGGTGTCGGAGATTTCGGAAAAGGCGGTTGAAGTGCTTTTTTCCCGTCTTCGTTGGAGAATACACGAGACATTCAAGACATCCAGAATGTTTATGAGCACCAACCCGACTACAAACTGGGTACGTTCCCGGTTCGTACAGGATGAAAACGGAGACAAGGTGGAATGCCGGGAGGGAGAGGCTTATATACCGTTCTCCGTATTCGACAACCCGGACATCGCTTTCCGGCAGACTTACGAGGCGGCATTGAACAAGATTCGTGACCAAGCCACAAAGGAGCGTTTGTTATATGGTAACTGGGATTTCGTGGAAGCCAACGATATGGCCGTTTACCACAATTTTGACGGTTCCAGACATCTTATAACGAACCTGAAGGAAAAGGTCTACGATCCGACCAAACCTATCATTACCATCTAGGACTTCAATGTTGCACCCAGAATGTCTACTTTGTTGGCTCAGATAAACTATGACAAAAAAGAGATATATGTCATAGAGGAAATATTGGGATTGCCGGAAAAGAAGGAAAACAATACTCCGGCTCTGGCAAGGAAGATACAACAGAAATTGTATAGGGAAAAACATATCGGAGGGGTGGACGTGACAGGAGACCCTGCCGGATTACAGCGTTCAACCACAAATGAAGATGGGACAAACAACTACACCATCATCACGGAAACACTGGGCAAGGGCGTATTGAAACCTAAGATCAAGCTCTTAAAAAAGCAGCCTCCACAAGTTACCCGATGTGAATTTGTCAATGAGGTGTTCGAGGGATTTGACGGATGGAAACTGATGATTGATTTACGTTGCAGGAAGCTCACAGAATACCTTATTTACCAGTTAAAGAACGAGGATGGTACAAAGTGCAAGGCAAAGGTTACAGACGCTAAAACAGGCGTAAAATACGAAAAATACGGCCACTTGTCCGACTGCCTTGATTACCTGCTATGCTATTATTTAAGGGATAGCTGGACGAAATACAAAAGAGGGGACGGTTCTATGACCATCCTTTCCACAGCTACCATTAACGAAGGATTTAACTATTAACGAACCATTAATCTATGTACAGATGATTTTTAAACAATAGCGATTATCTGGGAATCATCACGCAAGACAGCCTTTCCCAGATAACGAGAAACGAACCGGAAACATTCATTCAAGCCGAGGAAGCCGCAGAAATGAGTGTCATAGAGTATCTGAGTGAGAACTATGAGATTGAAAAAGAACTGAATAAAGGGAAATATATCGCTGAATACGACCGAAAGGTAACTTATCCGATCGGAGCACATATTTATTTTGATGGTAAAATCCACGAGATAATAAGATCGATCAGCGGATACAAGGCTCCTTCTTCCGTGGAATACTGGGAAGAGTTTGTGGATGAGAAAGGCGAGATACGGGAATTTCAACGATACAGCCAGTTCAAAACCTATTACAAAGGTGATATTGTCTTATATAACGATACGCCTTATATCTGTCTTGTTGAAAACGGATGGAGATTTGGGGATATACGAATCCCGATGGTAAACGGATGGAAACTTGCTGAATATACAGACTGGAATCCGATTGAGTACGAGCTTTGGAATGTCGTAAAGTTTGACGGTTCCTATTATACTTTAATGTCACTGGAGGGGTTCGACAATAATAAAAACCCTTTGGAATCGGAAAATTGGGGTGCTATTGCCGATTATGATCCTCAGTACAACGAATACGAACTTTCATCACATGAGTACGTTGTATATGATGGCCAAGTGTATTATCCTGAAATAGACGTGAACAGTGACAATCCGGTTATCGGGGAAAATCTTGCACTACACGATCCCAGAAACTACAATCTCAAAAAGCACATGATTCGGTTGGCTGTGTACGAGCTTACCAAACTGATTGCTCCCAATAACGTCAGTGTTGTTAGAATGAGAGATTATGAGGATTCCATGAAGTGGCTTAATGATGCTTCTAAGCTGAGAATCAACCCTCAGATTCCACGAAAAATAGCAGAAGACAACAAGCCGGTTACAGACTGGCAGATGGCGACATTCCAGACATCTTATGATCCATACAAAAACCCCTGGCAGATATGAAAAGATTTTATTACGACAACCGAATCGCCAAGATACTATTGGCATTCAGTTCTTGCCACACAATCACAATTGGCCCGTTTGTATTAAGCAAGTTATCTCCGGAGCATATAACGCAAAGAGTCAGGAACCATGAAACCTGCCATTCATATCAATGGATAGAAACGACCTGTGTTGCGGTTTACATGGTTTTAATCTTACAACTGATTTTTGACATATCTCCTATATGGTATATCGTAGCGACTCTTACCTTTTATATCTGGTATGCGATAGAGTGGCTTGTAGGACTTCTCATCTATCGAAATTCAAAAACCGCATACAAAAAAGTGTCGTTTGAACAAGAGGCATATTCCTGCGAACTGAACTGCAACTACATAGAAAACAGACCGTTGTTTTCCGGATGGCTGCAATATCTTAAAATAAACAACAGCAATTAAATTCTTTATCAAAATGGATTATCTAAAAAGAATCAGGCAGAAGATAGACGATTTCTGCATCAATAAAATGAGAATGGATGGCGCACAACATTTGATTGCCGGAATATTGATTTATGACATGCTCAAATACCTTATGCCGGTTGAAGCGGCAATCTTAACTACTTTGGTGATACTTGTTGCGAAAGAGATTGTTTGGGACAAGTGGTTGAAGAACGGAACTGAAGAGTGGCATGACCTTGTTTGGGGGGCTGTAGGGCTTCTGTTGGGAGCACTTTGATTATAACCCAAACTCGCTTTACAAGCATAATTTTCAACGCTTGTACAATAAATAGAGTTTTAGTCTCGTTCTTATAAAGAACTCTAAAACTTCATAGGTCTACTTTTAGCCTACCCCAACTCAATTCATATTTATTTCATTCATACAACTTCTTTGGGGTAGGCTTTTATTTTGATTTTCTTACATAAGCCATATACAAAAAGCCGTTGGGAATAAATAGTATCTCTTCCCTAACGGCTTTGTTTATTTAAAAAGTTCAGAATGACTTCCTAATCTGATTACCTCTATCACATCCTGCTTTGTATCTATCCATATTAAAAGAAAATCATTTCCGACATGACATTCCATGCAGCCTTTATAATTTCCTGTAAGTTCATGCGGCTTATACTTTTCCGGAACAGCTTCTCCTTTGACCAAGCTACTCAGAACTTCATACAAAGCCTCCATTAGCCGAATATTATTCCGATATTTCTTTAAATCTTTCTTTGCCTTGGTGCTATAATGAATTGTCTTCATTCTATATCATTCACAGATTTCATAAAAGAATCAAAACTACTCATATCTATCGTTCCAGCATATTTTCCAGAACGTGCTTCCTCAATAGCCATCTTGGTTTCTTCATTTGGTTCTCTGTACATGGCTTCTCGCAAAAGACACTCTACATAATTATTCAAACTTCTATGCTCACGTTTAGCCGCACTCTTTAATAAATCCAACAACTCACTGTCAAATCTGAAGGCTGTTTGTTTCTTTACTGTTGCTTCCATAGATTATTATCATTTATATCACAAATATATAACAAATAAATAACATACAAACTATTTAAAATGATATTTTAATTATTTCACAAACCTGTCTCCAGATTTAATTTGCCACTGAAGACAGGTTCTTTATTCTCTTAAAATATCCGGTTCAAGCTCTCCAGCGTTGATTTCGGATCTGTATTCTTATAGTAATGACGGTAAATCATGTCAGGACTGTTTCCGGCAAACTGGGCTACTTGCATAGGATGGAATCCCTCGTCTATCATTTTCGAGATAAAGGTTCCACGAGCCGAATACCAGGTGATTTCATCCTTTATTTTTAGTTTCTCCCTTACCTTCTTCAGTGTCTTGTTCACGTTCATGCTGATTACTTTAACCCTCATGTGTTTCTTTTCTTCAGTATTGTGCTTGATTTTGAAAATAGGAAATACATAATCACCCAAAGCTTCATCCTTGTATTTATTGATGATTATACGAGCCTTGTCTGTAAGAAAAGGAGTAGCCTTCTTGTTCACTTTTCTGCGCTCATAAATGATCTGATTTTCTTTTATGCAATCTTTCGTCAAATGACACACATCCACGTTTGCCATTCCACCGGTATAATAACTGAAGAGAAACAAATCAATATAGAAGCATTCTTTAGGAGTAAAATCTCTCCTACTCATGTTTTCTATACGGACAATGGATTTGGGAGAAATCGTTTTTGGTTCCGGCTGTTTCTCCTGCATGTATTCTTGTACCGAATCAAATACTCCCAGATTAACACCATACATATTACGTTTATAGGCATATCTAAAAACGGCACGAAGCAGACCTAATTTATGAGGAAGACCACCTTGACTATTTGCATTTTTAAGCTTTGCACGTCTCAATGTATAATTTACAAAATCGCTCAGAAACTTTTCTGTTATGTGGTGAAAATAAAAAGAAGAAAATTTCTTGGAGTATTTTCTTAATGTAAATTCCATAAACGCTCTTTTCATCCACAAATAATTTTCCGCATTATTGCTGCTTGTAACTACAACACCATTCTTGACACGTCTCTTTGTCTTGAATAATAAGATCATTGAGTCTATCACTTCAACTACCGATACTGTCGGAGAATCGTTACTCTTAACTTCTGCCTCAACATCGAAACAATGAGACCACATTTTAGGAGTCCAATTGATTTTTTCGGATTCCCATAGCTCTGCAACATCTAAACACTTTTTCTTTTCTTTTAAGATTAATTCGTTTTCCTGAGCAGTCAGAGAGTCATTCCCCTTAAATAATTGGGATGCTGAATCCCAGCGTTTTGCCTCTCCAATAATGTTAAAAACCTTCGGAACACGAGGAAATCCGGTTTTAAAAAAGACCAATTCCAATCTCACTTCTTTACTTCTTCCTTTAATTGGCCTTGCTTTTACTTTGATACTAAACAT